GCACATCTTCTGTAAATTTATGGAAACAATTTCATTCATGGCAAAATTTAATTAACGACCATGAAACAAACGAATCTTATATTTTAAATACAAATAGAACATATAAAGCAGATGGATGGGACATTTATCATCTTGGGATAAATGGAGAAAATACAACATCATCCACTGGAGCCAAACCATTGAAGAGATTTACTTTAAATGGTTGTTGGCCAACAAAAATTCAAGGACCTTCATTTACGATGAATAGAAATCAGTTAAATAGTTTTACGGTTACCGTTGTTTTTGATGATATAGAAATTGGTGGAGTAACAAAATCATCAGAAAATGGAGCGGGACTTCCTTTGTCTTTTTAATAGAGAAAATATATGGAAATTGATATTTTTGGATTTCAGTTTGGAAAAAAGAAGCCAACAAAGCAAGAAAAAGAAAATCTTGCTTTGCAAGCATTTACTGCACCTGAACAATTCGATGGCACTACAACAATAGAAGCCGGTGGTGTATTCGGCACTTCTTGGGATTATAATAATCCAAGAGATGAAGCAAGTTATACAATTCAATATAGAAACATGTCAATGTATCCTGAAATGGATACAGCAATTGATGAAATTGTAAATGCGTCAATTGTTCCGGGAACAGATGGAAAACCAGTAAAAATAGATCTTGAAAATCTTCCTTTATCTGCCAGCATAAAAACAAAAATTTATAGAGAATTTGATGTAGTAATTCATCTATTGGATTTTAGACATAAAGGCTATGAGGTCTTTAGAAGATGGTACATTGATTCTAAATTATTCTACAATTTAGTTATCGACAAAGATCTTCCAAATGAAGGTATCAAAGAAATAGTACCACTAGATCCTTTGAAGGTCAAAAAAGTAAGAAAAGTAACAAAACAAATGGAAAAGGTTGAAGGAATGAATGTTCCTTTGATCAAGGATGTAGAAGAATACTTTCTGTATACTAATACAGATAAAGACTCATATGTAATGACTGGTCCCGGTGGATTAAAATTAAGCACAGACAGCGTTGTTTATGTTCCATCTGGCATCATAGATTTGAACACAAAGCGTGTTCTTGGATACATGCACAAAGCGATTCGTCCAATGAATATGTTGCGCCAACTAGAAGATGCTCTTCTAGTTTACCGCATAGCCCGCGCGCCCGAGCGTAGAATCTTCTATGTTGACGTAGGACAGATGCCTAAGCAAAAGGCAGAGCAATACATGCGGGACATGATGAGTAGATTCCGCAATCAGATTTCTTTTAATCCAGCAACCGGAGAAATAAGAGATCAAAAGAATCATCTTTCAGTTCTTGAAGACTATTGGCTACCAAGAAGAGAAGGTTCAAAAGGAACAGAAATTGCAACTCTTGCTGGATTGCAATCAACTTCACAAATTGAAGACGTTCAGTACTTCCAGAAAAAATTGTATTCTTGCTTAAATGTACCAACAAGCAGATTGCAATCTGAAAGCACTGGATTCAATATGGGCAGATCCACAGAAATTTCCAGAGAAGAAATTAAGTTTTATAAATTTGTTGAAAGAATTAGACATCAATTCAGCAAACTCTTCTTGGACATTTTAAGAGTTCAATTGATTCTAAAGGGTGTTGTCACCGAGGAAGACTGGAAAGAACTTAGAAATGAAATAACAGTAAAGTTCAATACTGATAATTATTTCTGGGATTTGAAAGAAGCAGAAATTCTCGGAGAGAGATTAAGAGCATTGCAAGCCGTAGAACCATATGTTGGAAAATACTTCTCAACCGCTTACATTAGAAGAAACATACTAAAGAACACTGATGATGAGATTCAAGCAATGGATCGGGAGATGGAAGTAGACAAGGCCAGAATGCAGCAAGAACAAATGCAGCAAATGATGATGCAACAGCAAGCACAAATGGGCGGAGAGGCACCTCCTGAAGGTCAACAATAATGAATACCACAATCAAAAACTTACTTGAAAACGGTATAAAAGGTTTGGCAAACCTTGAAGAGGATTATTTTAAAGAAAACATCACACATGCGATAGCATTTAAATTGAATGAAAGCATGAAAGAAGTATATGAAGACAGTCTAAAAAATCTCTTCTACAGAGAAGAAAACACCAATCCCACCACAGAAATTTTAGAATTTATTGATTTTGTACAAAATTTTAGAGAAGGAAAATATAAATTTAAAAATAATAGTGTACTAAATATCAATGAATCACAAATGCAGTCTTTAAAGGAACTTTTTGATTTTCTTTCACCAAAAAACAGAGAGACGATGGCAAAGGAAATATTTGAAGACAGCAACAATTTCAAGGGCCACTTAGAATTTTACAATCAAGTAAAAGGTTTAATCAAATGAAAAACAAAGTAAGACAAATGATCAAAGATGTAATTCAAGAAAATGCTGTTTCTTTCAAGGAGAATACAGCGAAGGAATTATATTGCAAGGTTTCAGAAAAACTCAACGAACAATATAAGGCAGTTTCAAAAAATATTTTCAAGAGCGATAAAAAATGAAACTAATCACAGAACTAACAGAAGACATTAAGTATTTGAAAGAAAATGTTGGCAATGGAGAGAAGAACTACTTCATTGAAGGCATTTTCATGCAATCCGATACAAAGAATAGAAATGGACGCATTTATCCTCAAAATACTCTTTTGAAGGAATGCAAGCGTTACATTACAGAATATGTTGACAAAGGCCGTGCTTTAGGTGAACTAAACCACCCAACAGGACCAACAGTCAATCTTGACCGCGTTTCTCACATTGTAAAAGAACTATACGAAGATGGTAGAAACGTATATGGAAAAGCTAAAGTTCTTGATACCCCAATGGGTAAAATTGTCAAAAATCTCATTGATGAGGGTGCTCAACTAGGAGTTTCAACTCGTGGAATGGGTTCTCTCAAGAGCAAAAATGGTTATCAAGAAGTTCAAGAAGACTTCATGTTAGCAGCAATCGACATTGTTGCCGACCCATCAGCACCAAATGCTTTCGTAAATGGAATCATGGAAGGGCGTGAATGGGTTTTCCAAAATGGTCTATGGTCAGAAAGACAACTTGAAAATTCAAGAAAACTTATCAAAACTTCATCTAAGAGAAAACTTAATGAAAACATTTTGAAAGTTTTCAACGAATATTTTAAAAATATCTAATGATAAATTTTGAGGTTAAGAATCTTCTCGTAGAATGTTTGAATGAAAATATCAGACAAGAAGATATCTTTTTGAGATATAGTCTATATGAGGCCAACGGATCTACTGCAGGTGGGTCTACAGGAAGTGTATCAGGTTCAACTGGAAGTATTTCTGGATCAACTGGAACATCTCCTGCTGGCTCAACTTTTCCAACTTCACCTGTTCCAGGTGGATTGACAACAGGTCCCAAAATGTTCCCTTCAAGTGGTGGTGGATATACTGGCTCTGGTATATCATTAAGTCCTGCAAGTGGTATTGGTGGGGGTGCTGGCGCCGGTGGCAGTGCTCCTTCAGGGGAAACATTTGATGCTGGTGAAATTGGTTATGATATTTTACAACAATTAGGAGTTGCCGGAGCAATTGGATTACAATCTAATTTGATGGTTGGATTGCAAAATATGGCATCAAAATTTGGTTTAGGTGGAGTTGTCCCATATGGTGGAAGATGGTATATGAGGAATGTAGCAAATATATTGAGAAATGAAGAAGAATTAAGAAAAGAAGGTTTAGGATATACAAAGGGTTGGGCTAAATTAGCAGACACTACAAAAGATTAATAAACAAAATTTACTTTAATATAAATAATAAAGATCCAAGGATTCAAAATATGCAAAAGAAAAACAAAAACGTATTAAATGAAACAATGGCCCCAGGAATGGGCAAGACCGTTGTCGATCAACTAGGTCTTTCTGATCAAGATATGTCAGGAAGAGGTTCACAACTTCCTCCTCCAGTAGTTGCAGGTGCTCCACTAGTACCTTCAAGTGTTGGTAAACCCGGAGTTCCAGTTACTATGACAGCCATGGCTGCTAGATCTGCTGCTCCAAAGGCTTCTGATGAAGAGGTCGAGGAAACAGAGGAGACAGAAGAAACCGAAGCAGAAGAGATGGAAGAGAATGTTTCTTACAAACTTCGTTCAGCACTAGTTCAACTTTTAGGTGAAGACAATGCATCAGAAGAACTTCTAGGAAACCTAGAGGCAATTTTTGAAGCAGCAGTAACCGAAAGAGTCGAAGATAAACTAACACAGATCTTAGTAGAACTAGACGAAGGTGTAAAAACACAACTAAACACCATCACAGAAGCATTGGTCGAAAAGGTCGATGACTATCTAGACTATGTTGTTGAAGAATGGATGCAAGAGAATGCTGTTGCCGTCGAACAAGGCATCAAGACTCAAATTGCTGAAAACTTCATCGGCGGTCTAAAGAACCTATTCGAAAATCACTACATCGATGTTCCAAACGAGAAATACAATATTCTTGACGAACTCTACGCACAAAATAGAGATTTGCAAGAGCAATTAAACAAGACCGTAAACGAATCAATCAATGTAAGAAAAGAACTAGCACTAACCGAATGTGCTGGAATCTTTGTTGCAGAAACCAGAGATTTGGCCGATACCCAAGTTGCCAAGTTGCAAAATTTGATGGAAAACGTAAATTTTGCAAGCCCAGATGAGTATCGTCAAAAGTTGGTTGCAATCAAGGAAAACTACCTCAAGAGACCAACAACACAAGTCTCAAGACCAGTAGAAGTAGAAGACGTATTCACTAAGCCCGTAAATTCAAGTCCAACAACCTTGGTCGAAAACTATGTTTCGGCTCTTGGAAGATTGAACAAGAAAGTCTAAAAAGTAATTTTTACTAAATAATTTTAACTCAATAGGAGAGTAATAACAAAATGCAATTTCAAGAAAATACCCCATATGATGTACTAACTGAAAAGTGGGATCCCGTCCTAAATCACGACGCACTCCCATCAATCGGTGACGATTACCGTAAGAAGGTTACTGCCGTTCTCTTAGAGAATCAAGAGCAAGCCCTTCGTCAACAACACCTAACAGAAGATATGGCTTCCAACAATCTAGGAATGCCAACTTCTTACACCAACACAGGCGCAGTTTCTGGTTACGATCCAGTTCTAATCAGCCTAGTTCGTCGTTCAATGCCAAATCTAATGGCATACGACATCTGTGGCGTTCAACCAATGACCGCCCCAACAGGCTTGATCTTCGCTATGCGCGCTCAATATGGTTGGTCAGGTGCAGGTCCAAGCTACGGCAGCAATGCATACACTGAAGCCATGTTCCAAGAACCACAACCACAATTCGGTGGTTCAGGTTGGACCCTCGCTGGATTCGGTGGTATCACCGCTGGTTCAGGTCTATCTGCTGGTTGGAACTTTGCCGCAGGTGTAACATCAACCGCTGCTCAATTGGCCAGCCTCCGTGGTATCCTAACCAACTACGGTGAAGGTATCGGTAGTTCAACAAACACTACTCCATACACTTCATGGAACCAAATGGCCTTCTCAATCGACCGCGTTGCTGTCCAAGCTCGTACACGCGCTCTAAGCAGCAACTACACCGTCGAATTGGCACAAGACCTCAAGGCCGTTCACGGACTAGATGCCGAAGCCGAACTCGCAAACCTACTCAGCACAGAAATTCTTGCTGAAATCAACCGCGAGATCGTCAAGACCATCTACTACGTTGCAAGAGCCGGATCACAACAAAATGATCTAGTTACCAAGGGCGTTTACGATCTTGACCAAGATTCAGATGGTCGTTGGTCAGCCGAAAGATTCCGTGGCCTCAGCTTCCAAATTGAGCGTGAGTGCAACGCAATCGCCAAGGAAACCCGTCGTGGTAAGGGCAACTTCATCATCTGCGATAGCGATACCGCAGCTGCCCTCGCAATGTCAGGATTCCTAAGCCTCAGCCCAGCAATCCAACCACAAATCAATGCTGATGATACACAAAGCACATTTGCTGGTGTCCTCGCTGGTAAGATCAAGGTCTACATCGATCCATACAGCCCACTAGGCTTCAACTTCTTCGTTGCAGGCTATAAGGGTGAAAGTGCATACGATGCAGGTCTCTTCTACTGCCCATACGTTCCTCTACAAATGGTACGTGCAGTTGATCCTAACACTTTCCAACCACGCATCGCCTTCAAGACCCGTTACGGCGTTGTTGCTAACCCATTCGTTATCAACAGCACCACAAAGGTACCAGATGGCGAAACCTTGACAGCCGGTTTGAACCAATACTACCGTCTAACAAGCGTAACACATCTCCACGGCAACACCTGATAGGTAACCGTGTGCTAAACGAAAACCTCCCCAGAAATGGGGAGGTTTTTCTTTTTGGATAAATATTTTTATGACCACCTGTTATGATAGCATAGATCCACTTTATAACAATGCTTTTTCTTTTACTTTAAATAGAAAAAGTTCAAATCCAGATGCTCAAACTGACACTTTAGATCTAATGGTGCAGCAAATAAATTTGCCAGGAGTTGGAATTTCAGATCAACCACAGCCAACAATATTTGGTACAACAATTCCAATACCTACTTTGGGTATTTCATTTGAAGCACTAAATGTGGAATTTATTGTAGATTCAAATTTTTCAAATTGGAGATATTTGTATTCTTGGATGCGACAGATATCTAATATTGATAATGATTACGATAACAATCTTGAATATAATAAATGGCATATATCAACCGGAACTTTAAAAATTTATAAACCAACTACAAGATATCCAACACAAGAAACTACAGGATGTACTGCAGGCGATTTGATACTTTCTACTATACAGTTTGAAAATTTGATACCAGTATCATTAAGTGGATTGAGATTTCAATCTGATTCTACGGACTTAATAATACAAAAAGCAACATGTAAATTTAAGTATTCATATTACACTATAAGTCCAATGCCAAATGACGTTATACCAGTTACACCACCTCAATAAATTTTATATGTAGTCGTTTGGATTATCCGACCAACCTTCTGGACTGTTGGGGTTGGCCTCTGGGTTATAGGGCAGTTTCTTGGCCTCAGGATTCATTGTACGGCGTTTCTTGGGTTTGGATGGCTTGGGAGCCTCTTCCTTTGCGGGCTCTATTGCGGGCTTTTCTGGCTCCTCTTCCTCACCCTCTCCCTCGTCTTCTTCGATTACAATTTCAGCACCCTCAAAATTTTCAATAAGATCATTTACAAAATTTACAAAATCTTCGTTATTGAATAATTCATTTAAAAGTTGAAGACCATTTTCAGGAGACTGCTGGTCCATTTCTCCAGATGTGATTACAACCTTTGGATCTTGTTGCATTGCAATTATATAAGTTTCAAACATTTTTTCAAGTTCGATTGTAGGTGCACCAATGTAAATAACAACATCTCTTGGAATGTTTATTTCAAATCCTTTAATGTTTGAAAGATAGTTTGTTAATTTTACAAATTCAAGCAATCCACCTTCTTCGTCTCTACTATAAAAAGTATCAAGACGAGCGGGCAATTTGATTGAATATTTTTCAGGGCTTGCCTCGGACACCAGACCAATAACTTCTTCGCCTGATGTAAGTTTAAGGACTCTTATGACGCCCGAGAAAGAATTCTCAGGAAGTGAATCGGACATAGAAATGTCCTCCCTTCACTATTATTTATCTTTTGAACCCTGTTGGAATGGTAGCGAGTATATTTTGTAATCAAACTTTTCTTTCTTATAAATCTTCAACCGTTCCTCAAAGTGCCTGTACACGTGGTTCTTGTAAGATTTGTAGCAAAGATCATCGATTATATCATACACCTTCAAAGTTTTTTTCTTCGTTGAAACACGTAGCCCGCGACCAATGCTCTGTAGAAGTCTAATAACAGACTTAGTGGGAGAAGCAAAAACAATATTGTCGAGGTTAACAATGTTAATGCCAGCACTCGTAGTCCCGTAACTAGCAACGAGTATTGCATTTTGCTCAGAGTCCACAATCTTCCGAATATATTCTCTCGTTTCTGCTTCCGTTTTTCCATCAATGAAATATACTGGTCGATCCTTTGCTTCTGCTTTGAAGAGAGCCGCGAGTGGCTTTCCCTGTAGTTCGACATAGTTGAATAAGACAAGCGTGTTTCCTTTGGTGCTGAATACAAGTTTTTTGATGAATTCATTTCGTTCTGGGTTGCTGGCGATCCATTTGATTTCATCGGCATAACGCTGCTTTTTCCATTCGTTTTTCTGTTGCTCTGAGTATTTGAGCAGTATACAGTCTATTCCCAAAGTGGCAAGCAATCCCTTATTCATTAGGTTCTTTGTTTGGATGAACTGTATTGCAGGACCAAGAATACCTTCAATGCTTAGTCTGTGTGCTTCTGTTTGTTGTAGAGTTCCAGTTGTTCCAATGCGGAACCAAGCCTTGGAGAGTTTCTGTCCAATCATGTTGATTGATTCTGCTTTTGCTTGGTGACACTCATCGAAGAAGATGGCATCGAACTGATCAAACCACTGCTTAGGTAACTTGTATATGGATTGCCAAGTCGATACGACTACTTGTTTATTGGTTTCCTTATCCTGCCCAGCACTGATCTTGTGTATCATCTTCCTGCAAGACCATGATTTATCTTGAGTAGAATAATCAAAGAAATCGGAATCCATCTGATTGACGAGACCAACCGTAGGAACTAGAACCAGTATTTTTCTATTTGGTGGGATTACGGAGAGGAGAAAACGGATCAAAACGTATATAATTAAACTTTTGCCAGATCCGGTAGGAGAAATGATAACGCATCGCTGATTGTTGATAGCGTGCATAACTGCTTGTGATTGGTGGGGATGCATCTGGACTGATTGTTTCTTTACGGAAACATTCAGCGTCTTGTAGAACTCCTGCAGTTTCTCCTCCGTGATGCATAACGGATTCCTGCTCTCTTTAATATTTATAGAGTATTTTCTATCTTCTGCAAACTTATTCAGATAAGTTTTAAGACCACGTGGAAGCGTAGACGAAAGAATATCAAAGAGACGAATTTTACCGTCCCATATTCGTGCCTTAAACATAGGCATGAACTTAGCCCCGGGAACTAAAAATGAAAAATAGTCCCGAAGTTCTTGCTTTATTCCTTTTTCTGCTTTGATGTAGTAACGAACTTCATCAACAGATTCAACTTCTATATCCACCTAATATTTAGGTGGTCAGACGATACCCTGACTCATCTTGAACCAATCGATAGCAGACTTGATAAGGAAGTTCCTATTGTTCAAAGATTTAATAAATTCTTCTACCATCTTGACTTTAGTCTCATTCAACAAAATTTTAGACTTAAGTTCAATGATCTTCGGCTCCGCCTCTATAAAACGATCTACATCGGTCTTAAGAAGCGTCAGATCAGAGGGCTCTTCTCCCCAAGCATCCAGTTCCTCTTTGCTGGCCTTCCCCGTATATATCTTCCATAGCCTCAATTTGAGGATGGCATAGTCATTCATCTGCTTACCTAGAGTAAGCTTGAGGTCTGCAAGTATATTCAAATACTTACCGTGCAACTGAGGAGTTCTAGTGGCTTCTTTACCTAGTTCCGTATCATCCACTATAGAATCTTTAGTTATGTTATTCTTGAGGTCTTCTAGATGCATGGGCACATTATGATATGCTACCATAAAAAGTCAACTAAATACTTGACATATCGGTTGTATAATTTATACTTGTTGCGAGGTTTTCATGAAGATTGACTTAAGAGAAATACCAGTTGTTTGGATTAATTTAGATTCTGCAACTGAAAACGCTAAAAAAATGGAAGAGCGTTTTCAAAAATACGGATTTAAAAACACACATAGACAACCGGGACTAATCATCCCACCGCCACCCGGAACAGATAAGAGTATTTCACATTTTAAAGGATGTGGGCAATCTCATATCTCAATATTAGATAATCCATCATATTCAACACCATTATTAATTTTAGAGGATGATGTAGAATTTACTGACTCTTTTAATCCTGTAATAGATATCCCAGATGACTCCGATGGAGTTTATCTGGGTATTTCACATGGTAATGTATATTACCAATCATGTAGACTTGATGACAATTATTTAAGAATTGGTGGAATTTTAGCGGCACATGCAATTTTGTATGTTACTCCAAAATTTAGACAAGCAATGTCAGATGCTGGAAAATACTTTCTCAATGTTCTTAACAAGCCATGGGACATGGGAACTGCAGCCATACAACAACATCTAAAAGTTTACACTCCAAACGAACCTTTAGTATATCAGTCAAATGACAGACAAAGCGCAAATAAATGGCAAGATCTTACAGATCAAAAACTAGAAAACAGGAATTCGGTGTTCAATGATAACATTTAATAACATGGGAAGATATGGGCGTATGGGCAATCAAATGTTCCAATACGCAACATTGTATTCAATAGCAAAAACTCGTGGATATGATTTTGGAATTCCATTTAAATTTAAATCCAAAAATTCATATTTTAACATGTGCTTAGATGAAGCATTTAATAATCTTTCAGCACAAGATTGCACCGGAATACAACCAGCCAGACAAACAACTGAAAAAGATTTTTCATATAACGCAGGTATTTTTGGAATAAAAGATAATACCGATATTCTTGGTTATTTTCAAACTGAAAAGTATTTTAAAGATTATAGAAATCAATTACTAAAAGAGTTTGAATTTAAAGAAGAAATCAAGCAAAAAGCATCGGACATAAGAAATATATCAAATCAAAAAACAATATCAATTCACATAAGACTAGGAGATTACGAAGAGCTTCAGGATAAGCATCCAATCTGTCCTATTTCATATTATCAAGAAGCACTAACAATGCTTCCAGATGATTGTCTTGTTTATATTTTTAGTGATGATACTAAAAAAGCATTTGAAATTTTTAAATTTTTAAACAGACAGTTTGTAATACCTGAATCAAATAGTCAATATGTAGATATGTGTTTGATGACTATGTGTGATTATCACATAATTGCAAACAGTTCTTTTAGTTGGTGGGGCGCATGGCTTTCTAACAGCAAGAAAGTAATAGCCCCGAGCCAGTGGTTTGGAAGAGATCCTAATATGCCAAAAAATTGGTCTGACATTTATTGCACAGGATGGGAAGTAATCTAATGTTAATCGATATTACACAACATATAAACACCCCCATACATGGGATCATTCAAGTTGGAGCCCATGTGGGAGCCGAATTACAAATATTGAAAAAATTATCAGATAATATTTTGATGTTTGAACCTCAAAAAAATATTTTTGATAAACTTATAAAAAATATTAAAAATGAAAAAACAATAATTGCAGAAAATTATGCATTAGGTTCTGCTCCCGGAACATTAAAAATGTATAAAGAGCACGCAAATGGAGGACAGTCTAGTTCCCTAATGATGCCTGCATTACATACAGTTCAATATCCTGGGATTATTTTTACCGATACAGAAGAAGTAGAAGTAAAAACTCTAGATTCATATATGGAAGACAAGCAAAACAATTATAATTTAATGTTATTGGATGTTCAGGGATACGAATTAGAAGTTTTAAAAGGAGCAGCAAATACATTAAAATCAATCGACTACATTCTATGTGAAGTAAATCGCGCAGAGTTGTATAAAGACTGTCCTATGGTCGAGCAGATTGATTTATATCTGTCTCAATTTGGTTTTAAACGAAGTGTGACTAGTTGGGAAGGTTATACTTGGGGCGATGCCCTTTATGTAAAGTAATTTATGACTAAAATAAAAATAGGAGCATTTGGTAGTCCGTTTTCTCATGATGTCACTTCTTGTTTTGGAAATACTCCAAACAAGTTTGAATGGGCATATAATCAGCATTGTGACGTTAATGTGTATATGGATTACAATTTTTTAGGTGGAACAAAAACAAATTTTAAAAATAAATTTTTATGGCTATGTGAATCTAGAGAATTGTTTTTACCTCAATATGAATATATAAAAAACAATTTAAATTTAATAAAAACGGTATATAAAAAAGTTTTTACACACGATCAAGAATTGATAGATTTAGATCCAGTATTTGAATATTGTCCAGCAGGATCTAATAAAAGTTGGATACAAAATGGACAAATTTATACTAAAACAAAATTGTGTTCGATGATTTGTTCTGGAAACAATATAACCCAAGGCCATAAATATAGAAATTTTTTAATGGATGATTACAAAAATAAAAATCTACCTATAGATTTTTATGGAAGAAGTCACAATCCATTTAATAAAAAAGAAGAAGCCTTAGCAAATTATTATTTTTCTATCGTAGTTGAAAATGGCAAATACACCAATTATTATACAGAAAAAATAATGGATTGTTTTGCTACAGGAACCATACCTGTTTATTATGGTTCTCCTGATATACATAAAGATTTTAATATTGATGGTATAATAATTTTAGATAAAAATTTTAATTTTAATGATCTAACAGTTGAATTGTATTATTCAAAAATAAATGCAATACATGATAATTTTATAAGAGAAAAAAACCATACAATTGCTGATGATGTATTGTTTGAAAAAATATTAAAACACATATGAATCCTATAATTTACAATGCAAAACATATTTTAGATCCAAAATGGATGAATTTTGGCACCGATGTAGAAATACATGTAAATAGATTTTTCAACAACAGTCATCCACAGTTTTTGATAAAAAATCGTCCAAATAATCAATTTGTATCTTTTAATGTATATAAACTAAAAAATGATGTTTTAAAAGTTTTTTTAGATTCAAATGAGCCAAAAGTATGTTCTATGAAAGAATTAGATGAACACATAATACAAATGGCAAATTTTTATGATTTGATTTTAACATCTAATGAAAATATTTTAAAAAATACAAAAAATTCAAAATTGTTTTTATATGGAACTACATGGTTAAATAAAAAAAATAATGACTGTACCTATCTAGGTTCTGTTGAAGAATCTTTTTCTGGTTTTAATATTTTAAAAACAAACACAATTAGTTTTTTGAAAACAAACAAAAGCAAACAGCAAATAAAACTAATTCCAGGATACGGTATAAGAGAAGAAATATGGAATAATAAAGGTATTATTAAATACCCAACAATTTTTTATTATAGCAATGTATTTGAAAATACTTCAAATTTTAATCATAACGGACCTCTTCCCAATGACGATAAAATGAATTTATTTAATTCAAAATTTTCTATTATTGTGGAAAACTCCCAAGAAAAAAACTATTTTAGTGAAAAACTCATAGATTGTCTGCTGACCGAGACAATACCAATTTATTGGGGGTGTCCAAACATAGGTGATTACTTTGATATGCGTGGTATACTACAGTTTAATGATATAAATGATTTATATGTTAAACTCAATAACAC